GCTATGGAAGTATTGACAGCCTGATAGGATCTTCTGGGCTGTCGGCAGAATCGTGAAGTATTAGTCCTATCTGCTAAACAGCATTAAAATGGAATGTCATCTTCAATAGCACCTAATCCAGCACTATTAGGTACAGAATTACCACTACTAGATTCTTTTGGTTTTGGCTCTGCTAATGAAATCCAGCCATCCCAAGTAACAGGGATTGCTTCTAATTTGATAGCCAATCCACCTTGTTTAGTATCTACACAAACACCAATCTTTTGCCAGCGGTTCTTTTCATTTCCGCTTTTATCGGTATAAGTGCCATTTTTGACAATACAGTCATATTTAATTCCCATTATTTCTCGCTTTCAATTGTGAGTAAATTTGTTCAACTTCATTTAAAAACTGCTTAACTTCATCTTCTATTTGCTGGATATATGCTTCATCCCTATCCAAGCGCACTACAAGCAATTGCAATTCATTTGGCAGTCTAGGGTCAAATGATACAAAATCGCACCATTTAGCCCCTGTACAAGCCATTTGTGTCTGCATTTGCGGGATATATTTTGCCGGGGGAACTCCAGCTAATAAATAATCAATATGAGTGGCAGTATTAGGACATTTGATTTCAATTAGTCCTTCTTTAACCAATCCATCTGGGCTACAACCAAACCATTCAATTGATGGATGTGGTATAAATGATACAGTTTCTACAAAGTTTCCAGAATGGACTTCATAAGCCATTCTAGCCCGCGGTTCTGTTTCTGTACCCCAAGCCATTGCTGCATTAGTAAAACTGCTTGTAGGGGTGTTTGTGAGCCTTTCTACCACCAAATCCATCTTGTAGTTCTTGCGCCCGGCAGATTCACCAGTTTTTATTTTAGACATGACATCAGCAACTCGACTAGCTGTTACTTTGCCTAGCCGTAATTGATGCCATTCATCTGATCCCTGTTTAATTTCTAAATCTACTATTCCAGCAAAAGGAATAGGCTCACAATTAATTCTATCTTGGGTTGTAAAGGTTGTCATAGCTTTTTATAGTGTCCTGTAGTTGTTTTGCATAAATTGATATTGCTTCTGCTGCTTTACTTGCTGATTCCCAATCACTTTTTAAACAAAATAAATGACAATTTTTAATTGCTAATTGAGTGTCTAGGTATAACTCTGAATAATCTTTAGTTTGCATGGTTTCCTGCTATTAGTTGAAAAGTAAATTGCTTCTTGAGGTTTGCATCTATTTTGTTTTTGCATTTTTATAGAATATTCTGCGCTGCAATCATCACAGACCGAAGCAACTTCATGGGCATAATTTCTAGCATTTACCCAAGATTGATACTTCTGCATAGATTCAAAACAAATTGGATGCCAGTTATTCTGCTTCATCATCTGGCATTGGCATTTGCTGGTTTTCATGAATTAATTGAGTATCTTCAATTTCTGCTTTTTCCCATTTAGTCATAAATTCCTTGGATAAAGTATTAATTGCTGCCATCCAACCTAATTCAAAATATTCCTCTGGTGCATAAACAGTCTTTGGTATTTTGTCAAATTCCTTTTTTGCAAATGGATTCATATTTTATGCTTTCGCCAAATTTGTTGCACTTTAGGATCTGTAAATATAGCATCAGAATCATCAAGTGTCCTGTTAAATAATGCTTTAAAATCAGCCCATTTCTTTTTATAGATTTCTTGTTCACTAGCTGGAACATAACCATAAATTTTGCGCCACCGGATAGTAATATCTGTACTTGCTGGTGTATAAATATAATCTTTATTTTCCATTTTTGCTCCTATATTGTTGATCGGATTGCCTTTTTAAACAAACTGCACACTTCCAAACTTTTGTTTTGTTTCTTAAAACTAATTTAAAACCTTTTGCATCTCTTACTACTTGACAACTAATACAAAACTTTTGTTCCATCCCAACCTTCTTTTAAATATTTATATTCTGCTGCATCGCATACTGCGGTTAATTTATTGCAAACATCACAAGTATCTAACCAAACTCGATAATCATGGTTTCTAGGCTTTTCTTGACCCCATTTAATTCCACAATCGTAACAAACATTATCAGGTTGTTCTTGAGCTAATCGCATTGAGTTCTGCCTTTTTCTTTTCATAAGTTGGCTGGATTTGCTCTTTTTGTTTTTTTGTTTTAGCTTCAGCCCATGCTAAACCAAAAACAGTCTTTAATTCATCTGCGGTTTTGCAATTTTCTAACTGAGCAATAATTTTATCTACTGAAGATTCTTCTGGTTCATCCCAAAATTCATCCCCGGCATATAAAGATAATCCAATTCCATGCAATGCAATAGCTTTTACTAAACACCGCTTCATTGCATTGTTAATTTGCATAGCATTAGGATTAATAATTGCTTTATTTGCTCCATCAATAACTGGCAGATATTCGGTCATTTCTTTGTCAAATGCAGTTACTGAACAACTAACCATCATAGTGTCATTAAAATGAATTACATCGCCATAAAACCAATTTGCTGCTGGATCATGTATTAACAATGTATCTACAGCATATGTCCAAGGAAGATAAGTAAATCGACCTTTTTTCTTGGTTTCGCCAGATACATCTATAGTTCTAAGCTCTTTATATTTGCTCATTTGCAAGCCCTTTGTGCTGAATCTTCCCAATATTCATATATACAAGTTGTAATAATTAATCCAATTTTTTCTTTTTCATTTTTTTGGATTGCTTCTACTAATGTATCCCAATGCTTGCCAAAAAAAGCATCATTGCAAAATGCTTCATGAATATTTTGCTCAAGGTCTGGGCTATAGTCACCATTTAACAATTCAACTATTTCTTCATCAAATTCGGTATCATCCGGATCTTGTGGCTCGTAATAGCGATCTTCAATATGCATACCCATATTAACCCCTTCCTAAAATTGCATAAGCAACCATGCTACCTAAAACAATTCCAGTAGCAACTAAAGCTATTAAATCAATAATTTTAGCTTTCATTATTTTTTTCCCAAAACAAAATTCATAAATGGTGTACCAGTTATGCCTTGATCTTGAAATACAACTTTGTTTTTTTCATCTGAAAAAGCATAGGTACTAAATGCAAATGGGGCTTCTTTATGTAAATCTAACAAAACTTTATTAATACGATTTGCTATGGCATTTGTTTCAGCCAGAGATAGTTCGCTAAAGCGATCTGTGGTCAAACCGCTAGATGCTTGTTTAAGCCGTTCTTGTTGTTCTAGTGTTAATGGGTTTTTCATATTTTGTTAAATCCTTTTGTGTTGTTGATGTAATAACTTTAACCTTGCTTTTATGCAAAAAACTTGATCTAGGTCAAGAAAATGAAAAATAAATAAATTGTTGTATTATTGTTAGATGACCAGCTTAAACCAGCGCACAGTCGCACTTCTTAAAGACCGGGGATACCAATGCGATGTAGTCGAAAGCTACAATGCCTTCACCAAAAGAAAAAAAGACCTATTTGAAATATTCGATATATTAGCTATTGGGTCAGGCGAAACTATAGGGGTACAGATTACTTCCAAGAGCAATATATCAGCCCGCATCAAAAAAATAAAAGCATCTGAGTATTTACCCCTATTGCTCGCTGCTGGATGGCGAATTATTGTCTTCGGATGGTTCAAAAAAGACAATGGGCGGTATGATGTTAAGGAATTTGAGTTTTAGTTGTATAATCTATGGACAGGCTAGTCTATTGGGTTGCTCCAATAGTGCGAAAAGGAACTTAGTCAATTCCCTGCCAAGTCCACCTTTTGACTGCCTTTGACAAGGGATTTAGTATGCAAAAAGCCGATATATGGATGCCCCTTTACATTGGGGATTATCTAGCCGATACAGCCCGGCTTACTACCGAACAGCATGGTGCTTATTTACTTTTATTGATGGATTATTGGCGATCTGGTCGATTGCCTGATAATGACCAAATTTTATCTCAAATTTCTAAATTATCTCCTGATGCTTGGAGTAATGCTAAGGCAATGCTAATGCAATTCTTTAGCATTGAAGATGGTTACTGGATTCATGCTAGGGGTGAAAAGGAATTGACCCTTGCAATGGATAACAAAG